ATCTAAAATATTTTCAAGATATTATGATTGATCACTTTAGACCAAAAGTGTTTAATTATCACCATTATGTCATACATAGAAGTTTGGACAAATTAACATACTATAATCCATGCAAACATATACTTTTAGACCAAGTAGTCGGTAGTATGCTTGCAGATGTTAATTATTTCCACACAAAACATTGCTACAATATGATGTTTGAAGAAGCTAAAGATATTTTGTGCAAAAAACAAATACAAAATTTAGAAGAAAGATCAATTGTTAAGTTAGGAGGATATAGTCAAGAAATTACAACAAATAAAAAATACAAGAAATTTACCTTTATATATAACCACAGGTTAAATGGATACAAAAAATGGAAAGAAACATTTGAAGTATATGATAAATTATATAGTGATGGATATAATTTCCAAGTTTTATTTACTGCAGGTGATAAAGACAACCTATCGACTTTAGAAAAAAAACCTTATGTAATAGTCAAATCATTACGGAGGCATAGCGATTATTTACAAGAATTGTCTAAATGCCATGCTAATATGATAAACTCAATCCACGAAACATATTGTATAAGTATAGCGGAAAGTATTATGAATAACCAAATAATATTAGCACCAAACAGATGCACATTTCCTGAGTTGTTGGACAAAAGTTATCCTTATTTGTTTGATACAACAGATGAGCAATACAAAAAAATAAAACATATTTTAGACAAAGGCATTACGGAGTATAAACACAAAAGCAAAGACAGATTGTTATTGTCAAAACATGCCAAATGGATTGGTGATCAATTTACACAGTTAAAACAAACAACAGAACAAGATTTGATATTTAACAGGATAAAAAAAGAAAGTTCAAAAAAGAAAATCAAACAATATATTGATAGCAATAAAGTAACAAGTATGCAAGATTTTAGAAAATTTGTTTACTCTCTTGGATATGCAAGTCAATCTTTTCCAATACAAAAATTACAATTGTTACTAAAAGAATTTGGATATGTTTACAATTTAACCTACGACAAATATGAGAAAAAGAAATGATATAATATTAGTTAAGCATTGCTACGATATTAATTGGGCAAAAGAATTAAACCATTTATTTAGTAATATATTTTATGATCCTATAAAATTTACAGAAAAAACCTATTTGCCTGGACGTACTATGCAGATGAGGTACGAAGCAAAACTAATAGAAATAATGCGAAAGGAAAAAATTAATAAGGTTTTCTTTGTCAATTATATAGATGATTTTAGTAATAATTTCATTAAAGCGGGTTTTGTTAGGGAAATATATGGAATAGCACACTCATCTAATAATCAACCCGGTGATGTGGGCACGGATTCGAGATTGATATATTATGAGGACGGAATAGTTAAAATGGCAAATAAATTATTTACTAATTCTAAATTTTTAAGTAAATATATAAATGCTAAAACTATACCTATAGGATTACCCATAAAGAATAATTTTAAAGAACCAAATTTGAAAAATAAAATTATTTTCAATCATAGGTTGGCTAAAGAAAAAGGTCTAAAGCATTTATACAATATAAAAGAAAAATATAGGGATAGAATTATAATATCAAGTCCTAAAGGTGCATTAGGCTCTATACCTAAACTAAAAAAATTATATAAAAACTTTTATTTTAAAATTCCTTATATGCAATATCAATCTTTATTGAAAGATAGTGGTTTTCAAATATCTTTAGCAACACACGAAACTTTTGGGTATGGTGTCCACGAAGCCATAGAAAATGGATTATGTCCTTTAGTTTTAGATACGGAAGAAACTTGTTATAGGGAAATGATAATAAAGGATTTATTGTTTAAAGATTTAGAAGAATTATATACAAAAATTGACGACTTAACCATTGATGTGAATAAAAGAAAAGAATTAATATTGAAGCAACAACAAAAAAGCTCTATTTATAAGAAAGATAATTACATTAAAGTTTTAATGGATAATTTATCGGTATGATAACGGAAACAAAAAACAAAAAATGTTTTATTTGTGGTAAAATCATTAAACACAATTGGATACTGTATGCACCAAAAAACGATTTAATTTGTTCTAATCCATGTTTAATTAAATATAGAAAAATAAATGAATAAATTTCCAAACAAATCAACACAATTTAGTTCTACAAATCAACCTGACAAACGAGGTAGACCAAAGGGTAGTAGGAATGTAGCAACTGTACTAAAAGAATTATTATCAACACAAGACAAAAATATAGGTGGTGAGGGACACTTTGGATCACCAATAGCAAAAATGTTAATTAAAATAGCGTTTAGTCAAGATAGTAACAATAACGAAAAATTAAGGGCAATAAAAGAAATATTGGATAGAATAGAAGGATTGCCTGATCAAAATGTAAATGTTAGTGCTACACCACCATCTTGGATTAATGCAGACGAAGATGAAACAGGCGAAACCATACTATGATGTAAAAAATTCTGCTAAAAGGATTTGTATAATGCAAGGTGGAACTCGTAGTGGTAAAACCTACTCTATATTGTTAGCCTTGATAGAGTTTGCTTATAAAAACAAAGGAAAAAACTTATATATAACAATTGCAAGGAAAACTTTTCCTGCTTTACGAGGTACAGCAATGAGAGATTTCTTTGAGATATTAAAAAAGGAAAATATTTATGACGAGAGAAATCATAACAAAAGTAGTGGTTTATATAGTTTATATGGTAATAACTTTGAGTTTATTTCTGTTGATCAACCAGTCCGTGTAAGAGGTAGGAAAAGAGATGTGCTATTTATGAATGAGGCAAATGAGTTCTCAATGGATGATTTTGTGCAATTATCTCTTAGGACGACATTTAAGATAATTATTGATTTTAACCCGTCAGAAGAATACCATTGGTTATACACTCAACTTATAGATGCAGACAGAGATGATGTAGATTTCCATATATCAACCTACAAAGACAATCCATTTTTAGAAAAATCGACAATACAAGAAATAGAAAGATTAAAAGATACAGATGCAAATTTATGGCGAGTTTTTGGACAGGGACAAAGAGGTATAAGTATGGAAACAATATTTCCAAATTTTAAAATAGCAGATGAGATACCTGAGAATGCTAAAGAAATTGCATTAGGTTTGGATTTTGGTTATACTGCTGATCCTACTTCTCTTGTTAAATTATACAAACAAGATAATAGTATTTACATACAAGAATTAATATATGAGAAAGGTTTAACAAATCAAGATATAGCAAATAAAATAAAAGATTTAGGTATAGATAGAAGTATAGAAATTTTTGCAGATAGTGCAGAGCCTAAATCCATAGAAGAAATACACAGGATGGGAAATATAAATATTAAGCCAACAAAAAAGGGTGCAGATAGTGTACGATCAGGAATAGACATTATGAGAAGGCACCTTATTTATATAACAAGAGATAGTATAAATACAATCAAAGAGTTTAGAAATTATAAATGGATAAAAGACAAAAATAACGAGATAACCAACAAACCTGTTGATGCTTACAACCACAGTATAGATGCAAGTCGTTATATAGCACTAAATAAATTAGGTGTTGGTAATAGTGGAAAATATTATATTATGTAATTAAAACCAAATAGTTTTTATTTCGTTGCAATCATTATTAGAATCAACTTCATATAATTTATGAGATTCACCAAGGTTATCAGAGAAATTGATCATTTCGTTTTTTGTATTAAAATCCCAAATTTCGTTTGTATCAAGTATTTTTATTAAGTAAGACATAATTTTTGTATTTTTAAATATAATACAATATAAAAAATCTTTTATACACCCACAACTATTTATAAAGTTTCTTTTATATTTTAATTAAAAAAAGACAAAACAAAAAAATTTATATTTATATATATATGGAAGTTAAACTTACTATACCTAATAATTGGAATGACATAACGATTGGAACTTACCAAAAGTATTATAAAATACAGAACAGTAAGATGTCAGAGAAAAATAAAATACTTAAAAGTGTTGCTTTATTATGTGACACAAAAGATAGCATAGTGCGAAAAATGGAATATAGCGATTTGTTGGAAATAGTTACGATCATAAAGAAACTTGTCGATACAGAACCAAGTAAAACTAATTTTACAAAGAGGTTTAAATTAGATAAAGAGGAATATGGATTTATACCAAACATGTCTAAACTCACCACAGGTGAATACATTGATTTAGAAACATTATGCAAAGAGCCAATAGAAAACCTACATATGATTATGAGCATCCTATTTAGACCTGTTACATTTTCTCGTGGTGATAGATATACTATTGAGAGTTATAATCCTGACGAGTTTAGAGAGCAAATTTTTTTAGGTTGCAAAATGGATATAGCTTTAGGTGCCTTAGGTTTTTTTTTGACTTTAGGCGAACAATTGGCAAAGATTTCTCTCCGTTATTTGGACACAGTGAACATGACACAACAAAAAGTGTAAGTATGCAGTCAAAATGGGGATGGTATAATGTATTATATAGTTTGTCAGACAATATTTTAGACATAGGTAAAATAGTAAAATTACCAATATTAGAGGTTTTAACTTTTTTATGTTATAGGCAGGATTACAATATAAAGCAAAGAAATAAATATGATCACTTATAAAGATATAATAGAAATTTTTGTTACAATTGCAAACAAACATTTCCAGATCAATTCAGTACACTCAGGTTTTTTAGATGAGGTTGACATTACTAAATTAAATGCAAACAATTATCCTATCTTATATGTCGAACCAGGAACAGTCAATATTGACAGAGGTAGCTTGTCTTATACAATGACTATATACTGCATGGATATGATTAATGATATAGTTGGTCCAACAACAAACCATTCTCCTGCTGCGAGCGCTATTAAAACTGCAGATAGGCAATATTTAGGTAGAATAGACACATATAGCGAACAGTTAAGAATATTACAAGATGTTATTGCACAATTTAGACAAAATTTGAATAGCGAAAGTGTTGTAGACGACCAAATTGTGTTACAATTGCCAATTAATGCAGAACCATTTACTGCAAGATTTAACAATTTACTTACAGGTTATAGTGCAGATTTAGTGTTACAAGTTAATAATGAAAATAACCTTTGCATAATACCAAGCTTATCATAATTATGGATCTAAAAAACACCATACAAGCAATGCAAAATTTAGGACAATCTGTTGTAGAGCAAAGCAGAAAAAACCTTAAAAAAGATAAAAAGGAAACATCTAAAAATACCTTGTTTAATGATATTAACTATTTAGTAAAAGGTGATAATAAATCTGTTTTTGTAGAATGGACTTTTGGTGATGCAGAAGACTATTGGAAATTTGTCGATCAAGGTGTTAGAGGGTCAGGTGGATACAAAGGCAAAGGTGGTAGAGGTAGAGCAAGAGCAATGGGTAGTCCATTTAAGTTTAAAAGCAAAAATTTAGCAAGAGGTGTAGTAGAAAAATGGATAAAAAACAAACCACTTAGGATAAGAGGTGCAAAAGGTAGGTTTGTAGAAAAAAATAAAAAAAATATTAAGAACGCTGCTTTTTTAATAGGTAGAGCAATTGCACAAAGAGGATTAACTCGAACTCTATTTTTTACTAAAGCATATAACAAAGAATTAGATAATCAAGAGCCTATAATATTAGAGGCATTTTCAAAAGATATAGATAATTATTTAGATAAAATTAACATATAAATATGGCAATTACATTAGTACAACTACCAAACAATCAATCCGTTCCTGTGATCACCAATTGGACACCTATGACAGGTTACATGGTATTTAGCAATACAAATAATTCATCTTTATTTTACCAAAAATTAATATTGCGAGTACGCTTAGGTGACATCACAGGAGAAATAGTAGCACTAATGAAACAAAGAGGGAATGGTTATAGCGTAGATATCCAAAATAATAATGCAAGGGCTTTTTTTGATGTCAGAGAAATAGCAAATGCACAAGTTGTAGATACATATTTTAACCAAAATTGTGATGGTGCACCATTTCAATCGATACATACAGTTGGTGCAAGTACAGGAACTAATAGTTCGTCAGGGACACAATTGACAGCCTTACCATTTAGTGTAAACGGTAATAGATCACAAGCTAAATTCCAAATAGTAAAACTACATGTCCAAGCAGGAGAAGAGTCAAGTACAAGTATTAGTGCATCACCTACATCCACATTTAATGTCACTGCACAAGGACAAGACAACCAATATTATTTACAAGCATCTTTACCATTAGAGGCACCAAGGTTTGTAACAGGTGGAGGTGGATCAGTAAACACAACTTACATACAGGGTATAGCATTTAATAGTTTTAGATTAACTTCATCTGCAAGTAGGTTTTTATCAACAATAATACCAACCGAATTTACTGTTGGAGGTACAAACATTAATGGATATAGAAATAATGTTTTTTTTGATACAGATACAAATCAAGGGGATTTACATACATTAGCTTTTCTAAATGGATCAGCTTTTAACTCAGAAGGCGCATCCATGGAGGTGGAATATTTTGACAGTAGCAACTCGTCAATTGGTTCTTATGCTTTTGACAACTTAGACACCACAGGTGGATATTCCCCATATGTCACACCAACCGATGATGGTCAGAGATTATTATATTTTGGTTGTGGACCTGGTAATTTACAAGCACAAAGTGATAATACAAGTGCAAGACCAAGTAATAATAGTTCATTTGTATACTATACAGTACAAGCCAAATCTGCAACAAGTGGTGGTGGTAGTGATCGCAGTGCAAAATATTATTTTTTTAAAGACAATAGTTGTACAAAATTTGTGCAGAGCAAAAGAAGGTTGGCATTTATAAATTCTGTTGGTGGGTATGATTATTTGAACTTTACAATGAGAAACACTCAAACAATTGACATAAAAAGAGATAATTACGATAAGATGTTAGGTGTTTTTAGTGGAAGTAAATATAGATATGATAATGCAGATAGAGGAACTACGACAGTTAAAGTCCATTCTAAAATAAAAGAAACTTTGCAATCCGACTATATTCCACAAAGTCAAGGACAACTATTTGCAGATTTATTTTTATCAAGACGAGTAGACATGTTGGTATCTTTTATGAGTGGTAGTACACAGGTAAATGTAGTTTATCCTGTTGTGGTTACAGATAACAGTTTTGTGATCAAAAAATCAGAAACAGATGGACTAATACAATACACAGTAAACATTGAATACGCTAATCCATATAATAACAACTCATAATGAATGTAAGATTAGTTGCATATAGAAAAGCACAGGATTTAGGACCAACTGTACCTTTTAAAGAACAACCATTTGAATTGGACTTGCAAGAGTCACCGAATATATCTATAAATTACCAATTTGCAGATATAACTGAACCAAATAAAAGGAAAGCAAGTTTTACACAGACATTTAAGTTGCCTTTTACAGAAAAGAATAATACATTTTTCCAAAATTGGTTTGATGTCAATTTAGAAACCCTTGTATATACATCATCTAAAAAATTTCCTGCGGTGATATATGTCGGTACTCTAATGCAATTTGAGGGGGTTATACAGTTAAAATCTGTAAGGTTAAAAGCAAGATTATATGAGGTTGTGGTGTTAGGAACAACTGCAGATTTATTTACAAATATAGGTAGCAAAAAATTAAAAGATATTTTTTTAAATGATGACGAAGAAACTTATACAAGGGACCTTAACCATTTATACAATGCACAAAATATAGAAAATAGTTGGCAAGGTGATGGCTCAACATCTTTTTTAAACATAAGTGGACAAAGCCTGAGAGATACAGCAGGACAAGTAAACAAGGTTATGTATCCATTATCTATAACTAAACCAAACTTCATATTTAATCCACAAGGCACACAATATCTGACACTAAACCAAACTACAATAGATTTTGACATTGCCAACTTTGATCAAGGTTTGGCGCAAATATCAGAACTAACAGTAGATATTGAGCAATTTAGACCTGCGGTACAATTGAGAGAATTACTGACAAGGTTGTTAAATAGAGCAGGTTTTACTTATACATCTCAATTTATAGATGGATCGTATTTCAGGAAATTGTATATGACAACCTGCAATGATAGACCAATACCTGGTCCATATCCATATTCATCAGCGGCAGGATTAGGTGGTTTGTTTGTTGCAGGTAACAGTTCAAATGTTGTCAGGACATATGCACCTGGAGAAACTATTGCTTGTAATGGATATACTGCAGGTGTTAATTTAGGTAGCTTTAATGTAGATACAACAACACCAACAACAGGTTTTTCTGTACCGATGGATCCAATGGGGATTGCACAAAGTTATGGCGATAACACTTTATACCGTAGGGTAAATGCAGAATTACCACCTTTAACTTTTAAAAGTTGGATACGATTTAACAATCTAGAACCATGTGGAGGACAACCACCACAAGGTGGTCCTATATCAAATATGGTCTTTGCTATACGAGTTGTTCGTTATTATGACAACGGAAACGGAAACTTTGAGTTAGGTTATACACTGTATGAGCAGGAAATGCCACTTATTACTGATACATCCGAAGAAATGGAGAATACAATTTTCTCAGGAGGTGTTGTTAATATACCAATCCAATTTAATCTTGATTGGGAGGATTGTGCAGTAGGTGATGCAATAAGAGTTCTTTGCAGATTACGAGGTGTTAAAGTAAATGACACATCACAGACAACACAAATAACTTTTGGTAAACAATGTTTGCCGAGTGCAAGTGTATGCGACGATACTGCACCACAGAATTATATGTTTGCAGGATTATTCAACGAAGTCAGTATTGGTTTTGGTGGATATATAGATACTGCTATATATGGCAAGGAAGTGGATATACCAAATTGCATAGATGCAAGCATAACTCAAAAAGATTTTTTACAAGATTTAGTGCAAAGATTTAATTTGGTTATAGCACCTGACACTAACACACCAACAAATTTAATTATAGAACCATATAGCACATATTTAGCAGGTGGTGATTTAAAATATTGGACAGATAAAGTAGATTTAGGTAAGGAAATAATTGTAAAAGACACTACCTCATTACAGAAGAAAACCATAAAGTTAGGTGATCAGGAAGATGTCGATTTAAACAACAAAAGGATAAAAGAAACTACACCTGTACATAGTCCATACGGAAAAATAGAAATTACAAATACAGAGAATGAGTTTGCAAGTGGAGAGTTAAAAAATAAATCCATTTTTGCACCATTTATAAACGACAAGGTTTGGAGTGACACTGTAGATACAGGTGCACCAACATATTTAACCAATATGACTGTGCAATATGAGATAAGTTATGATCGTAATAGCGAGGGACAAGTAGAACAGAAATTAGAGGCTACAAAACCAAAACTTTTTTATTATAGTGGTAGTCCACATAGCATGGAGCCATCAGGATATAGTTATAATTTGCACCATACATTTATAACAATACCAGAAGGAAATACAGAAATAGAGGCATATAATTTTACCACTCATCCTGTCTGTTCACCATTTGAAGTTGATCCAACACAAACAATTGGAACAAGTACTCGATCACTATATTGGAATGCCAACCCACCAATAGCACCAAATTTAACTTGTTTTTCTTATAACGAAGCAACCACAAACATTGGTAGGAGTCTATATTATGAATATTACTCGCAATATTTAAATGCTATCTACGATAAAAATAGTCGGATTGTCGAGTTGTATTTGAATCTTAACCAAAATGATATACACAACTTTAAGTTTAGCGATAACATTTTTATAAAAGATAGTTATTACAGGGTATTATCAATCAAAAATTATATTATTGGTGGTAAAAAAAGTACGAAAGTAACTTTGTTGTTAATTGGTGAGTTATATAATGTTACATGTCCAGGTTGTAATCAAATACCACAATCTGCAATATCTACTAACGCTAACACCTCTCAACAACTATTTATATGGTGTCCTGAAGATGATCCAGGTTGCACTTTTGACTCCACAAATCCAAATACTTTCTTAACTAACCAAGCTTGTTGTGATTGCAACAATGGTACTTTTGTAAATCTCGCTTTTAATGGTTTAGGTTTCTGTTGGGCAAATGCAGGTAGCTTGAGTGTGCAACAAACATCTTTGCTAAATCTAACACCAATATTTAACGCTTCATTTAACGCTAAAAACCTAAGTAGTTTTGTTCTTGCAGGTAAAAATGGTGGTTTAACTATTGGTAACAACACAAACAAATTTGGAACCAATATTATACGAAATAGTCCAAATGATTTTGTTATAAAATATAGGAACGAAAATAGATTAGCACCACCTATACAAGGAGAAAGTCATAAAATAATTTTATTAGGAAATACTGTCGGAACAACTCGTGGTTTTGCTACAACGAATGGCGAAACGACAGGACGATCAATAAAAGTACCAACTGAAGGTGTTTGTAGAATATCTGTAAATGGAACAGCAATTGTGATTGGTGGAACAGATGCAACTTTTGGATTAGGATATGTAGAATCTTTCCAATATTTTACAGGATTTAGCAATCGATTAGGAATAACAACACAAATTGGATTGCCAGGTGGTGTGCAAAATAGCCACATTAGACAAGATACGACTGTTCCTGCAAAATGCACTTTATACATCGACACTATACAAGATACAGGTGTTATAAGATTTGGTTTACAAGATGCAATAGCAGATGCACAAAGATTGTGGACACTTACTGTGGATATAGATATACAAAGAGTGCCAAATATAGAAAGACCATTTAATGAAACATTTGCACTATTTCAAAATGGAGAAGTTATAGAATACGAAAATGGAGATTATTTAATATGGAATTAGAAAATTATATAAAAAATACCACAAAATTAATTACTCAAACTATTGATCATATACAGTTGGTAGATTATAAAGACAAGGAATTAGATTTTGTTTATGGTATGCAAGAATATCACACAAGCATAAAAAGAATGTTTAAACAAATATTTAGAGTATTATGGCGATAGAAAAAACAATAGAAATAAAAGTAGATGCTAAAAATGCAATATCACAAGTAGACAGTCTAAATACAAAAGTAAAACAAACAGGAGATTCGGCTAAAAAAACTAAAGGTGGTTTTAAAGCTATGCAAAGTGGCATTGGTTTAGTTGGTACTGCATTTAAAGCACTTGGTATTGGTCTAATAGTAGCAGGCTTTGCAAAATTAGCAGAGATGTTACAACAAAATCAATCAGTTATTGATAAAGTTAATATTGCTAGTGCAGTTCTTGGTGACATATTTAATAAAATTGGTACTGTTATAGTATCAGTTGTAAAAAGTTTAGGTTTATTAGGTAAGGCAGTTGGTAAAGTTTTAAGAGGTGAATTTGCAGAGGCAGGTGATTTAGCAAAAGAAAGTTTTAATGGTGTTAAAGATGCGATTGTAGGTAATAATAAAAGTTTTAAAGATTTTATAAAAAATGCAAAAGAGTCGGCAAAAGAAACCGTGCAATTTGCTAAAGATTTAGTTAATTTACAGAATAGTGTAAAATTAGCAGAGGCACAACAACGACAACTACAACTAACATTTCAAAAAGATGCAGAAATACAAAGGCAAATTAGAGATGACATTAGTTTAACATTTGAAGAACGGATTGCTGCAAATAACAAATTAGGCGAAATTTTAGATAAGCAATTTGCAGAGGAACAGGCATTAGCACAACAAAAAGTTAAATTAGCAGAGTTAGAGTTGTCAAGAAACAAAGACAATATAGATTTACAGGTTGCTTTGATTGATGCTAAAACAGAACTTGCAGATTTAGACGAAAGAATTACAGGACAAAGGTCAGAACAATTAACAAATTTAAAAGCGTTAGAAAAAGAACAAGCAGATGAAATACAAGCACAAATAGATGCAGAAAATGAGAGGTTGGAAAAAATAGAGTTGGAAAACCAAAAAGAGATAGAGTTAGCACAAAAAAAAGCAGACGAACTAAAAGCTATACAAGAGCAAGAGGCAAGAGATGCTTTGGCAATTCAGCAAGCAAAAATACAAGCAGACAAAGCCTTAAGAGTAACAGCGGCTAAAGATATATTGACATCTGTGGCTGCTTTAGCAGGAGAAGGAACAAAGGCAGCCAAGGCGGCTGCTATTGCAGGTATTTTAATTGATACTGCAAAAGGTGTCTCAGGCGCTATTGCAGCAGGTGCAGGATTGCCCTTTCCACTAAACTTAGGTGCTATTGCAACAGGTGTGGCATCTGTTTTGTCAGGCATAGTAAGTGCAAAACAAATTTTAGGTAAAGTAAAAGATGGACCACAACCAAATATAGATACAAATGTAAGTACAGACGGAGGTGGTGGACAAGATGCACCACCACAAGGTTTAGATTTAGGTGCACCAAATATCCAAGCCATTGATCAACCTACAATTGGACAACAAGCACCTACTCAAGCATTTGTCATAGAAAGTGATATATCAGATGCTCAAGCCTTACAACAAGAGTTGGATTTGCAAAGTACATTATAATTACTATATTTGTGTTTTGTTCATTAAAAGGCAAAAATTATTTTTTAAACGAAATTTAAGTTGTTTATCAGGCATCTGTTTTATAGGGGTATGAGCAGATGCCTTTTTTTTTACAATGATTTAAACAATTAGACATTTATTTATATTTATTAGTATGAGCAAAAAATTAATTGAATTAGTTATAGACGAAACTGCAGAAATGTTTGGAGTTGAAGCTATAAGTGTAGTAAAATTTCCTGCAATAGAAGAAAACTTTGTTTTTTTTAATAATGATTTTCTAAGTTTAGCAAAAGTTGATGAAGAAAAAAAACAATTAGTTGGTGCTGTTCTTATACCTGACAAAAAAATACCAAGATTTGACAAGGAAACCAACGAAGAATATGATGTTTACTTTACAAAAGAAACAATCGCACAAGCACAGAAACTATTTATGCAAAGTTTAAACAATAACAACCACACTTTGGAACATAAAGAGCCTGTAGAAGGATTGACAGTTGTTGAGTCATGGATAAAAGAGGATGAAAAATTTGACAAGTCAAACATGTGGGGTTTTAAAAATATGCCTGTTGGTACTTGGTTTGTACAAGTTAGTGCAGAAGGCAATAATGAAATATGGCAAAAAATAAAAGATAAAGAAGTTAGAGGTTTTAGTATAGAGGGTTGGTTTACAGATAAATTAGTTGAAGCAAGTAAGCAAAAATGTACAGATTGTGTAGATGAAGTCACATTGAGTAGAATAAAAGATGTTATATTACAAAATGAATTAAATCCCGTAGCAGAATTAGATGGAGAACCATTATTTAGAACAAAAGAAGAAGCCGAACTTTATGCAGAAATGTTTAAGTCTTGTAGCGGTAGTCATACTCATATTGTGGATGGTGATAAGTTGTATATGCCTTGCGTTGATCACAGTTCTGCAACAATGCGAGAGGAATATTCATACAAGAAGAAAAAGAAAAGAAAAAAAAGATACAAAATGTTAGACTACATAAATTTTGCTAAACGAAAAGCATTAGCAAAATACTCTTGGAGTGAGTGCATGTCTGACCAAATGAAGGAATATGGCGATAAAAAGATAGCTGCTAAAGTTTGTGCTGCTATAAAAAATAAATCTGTAAAAAGATAAAGATTTAAACAAACGGTAATAATTTTATATTTATTGGTGATATGAATACTTTAGAAAAAATTTTAAATATTTTAAAAATGAAAAACGAAGCTAAATCTTATAGCGTAAAATTCTACGCAGAAATGAAATTAGACGATGGTCGAGTCGTTGCAACAGAGGATGAGCAATTTATGATTGGTAGTAAAGTTTTTGTTGTTGGTGATGACGGTGAAGCAATGCCACTAACAAAAGGCGAATACACCATGGAAAATGGTAATAAATTGTCCATAGATGACGAGTCAAGAATATTAGACATGGGCGAAGATGCAGAGGCAGAGGACATTGAAGCAAAAGAAGAAGAAAAAGAGGAGATGGAAGCAGAAATTAATTTAGAGGATGTAGAAAAAAGATTGGCAGCTTTGGAAAAAGAAATAGAAGAAATGAAAGATAAAGACAAAGAGGAAATGAGTGAAGATGTTAAAGAAACAAAAGAGGAAGAAAAAGTAGAGGAAGTTGTAGAGGAAAAAACCGAAATGTCAAGCGAGGATGTTATAGGTGAATTGATGACACAAATAGAGGAACTAAACTCTAAGATTGTAGAATTAAATAAACAACCTGCAGAAGAAGTGATCAAATATAATCCTGAAGGCACTAATTTAAGTGCAACAAGTGATTTAAGTAAACTGTCTATTAAAGAAAGGGCAGCATATTACATTAACAATAAATAAAAATTAAAAAAATGGCAAATAAATATAATTTAAGCAAAGAATATCAGTTTGATATAGATGTGACTGCCGACAACTATGTTGGTAAGTTGGCATTGCCCTATGTAACTGCTGCGGTAAAAAGTCCTGACACAGTTGCTAAAGGATATGTAAGACAAATAGACGGTCTAAGAAAAGCTGCAAACATTACAGGATTATCTTTAAACGATCCAGTTAAAGCTGCAATTTGTAACTTTGATGCTAACGACATATCACTTGACCAAACTTTACAAACTCTAACTCTAACTGATTTAGAAGTAAACCAAGAAGTGTGTAGAGGAACAATATTCCCTACTTATTTAGGTGAGAACATGACAAGAAATGGCGATATAGCACAACCATTTAAGGATTTCTTAATGGGTACAATTGCAGGAAAAGCAGGTGAGTCAATTGAGAATGGATTATGGTTAGCAGATACAGGTGGTGTCTACGGAACAGGTTTCTTATCCAATGACGGTGTGTTTGATGAGACAGGTGCAGATGCATCAGCTTGTAAAGATTTCACAGAAGCAACAATAAATTCAGTGACTGCAGGAAATGCAGCTGCACAATTTGGTGTTGTTTATGACGCTGCGGTTGATAATAATCCAGGTCTTTTGTCTAAGCCTGATGTTGCTTTCTATGTTGGTAACAAAACTTATGGACATTACATACAACAATTAGCAGGTTCTACAACTTTTGGTAATCATCAAGGTATTAACCTAAAGGGAACAGACCAAGCGATCATTAATGCTACATATTTAGGTATTCCTATCAATGTTTGTCCAGGTATGCCTGCAGATGCAATTGTTCTATCTTATGTATCTAATATGGTTTACGGAACTAATTTAGCAACAGATATGACTGAGGCAAGAATTATTCCTACTTACCAATATGATGGTTCTGACAATGTTAGAATAGTAATGAACTTTGCAATAGGTGTACAGACTGCAGTTGCTACTGACGGTGTGTTAGGTGCAACATTCTGGACTTAATAGATACTTAAAATGGGGAGTTGGAATATACTCCCCCTTTATACTAATTTTTTAAAATAAAAAACATGAGTTGTAATTTAACTTTAGGAAGAAAAGTAGACTGTAAAGATTCTGTTGGAGGATTGAAAATGATATATATATTACCTAATTATTGTAGTAATATAGAAGAATCTGCAACAATAGCCAACGATGAGATGACAAATGCAGGATTTATTACATGGGACACCTATGGAGGATCAAGTCAAACTTTATTGCAATATGATCTCAGACCTGATGTTAGTTCTATGACTGTTAATTTTACGAGTGATCCTGCAACAGGAACAACTTTTTTTAACCAAACACTTTCTATTACTTTGCAAAAGATAAACCATGACAGTACAAACCAAATAAAATTGGCTTTATTTAACAGAAGTCAAGTATTTGTTAGAGATGCTATGGATAATATTTTTCTAATAGGAATGAATAATGGTGTAAATATAACAGGTGGAACTATGGTGACAGGCGCTGCTAAAGGAGATTTAAGTGGATACACACTTGAGTTTACTGCAGATGAAAAATTACCACCAATACAAATTGAACCAACAAATGGTCCTACGACTTCAGGCTATCCATGGGATAATTTAGATGATAACGATAAAATAGACTTTGTAACAGGCGTTTAGTATCTACTCTATTAATTCTATAAAAAGGGCACTTTTTGTGCCTTTTTTTTGTTAAAAACTAAACAAAACCGTACTTTTTTATATTTATAGTAAAGATTATGGCATATAAACTCAAAGACAAGTATAAAACTGCAAGTGTAGATAGTATATACAAACCACTTGATCAATTGACACAAAAAGATATTGGTAATTTGCAACAAGGAATAAGAGATTTGTTATTTGAAGAAATTGCAACAAAAAAGAAAGATGCTAAAGTTAAAAAATAAATACAAAGGCAAAGTCATACATACATTAGAAACTGTAAGTAAAAAAAATTTAGAGTTGTTGGAAAATAAGTATTATAAATATATAAGTAAATATTGTGAGAAAAAATGATACAATTTGACTACAATAATAATTTTGAAGCTTTCAGTGGTGATTTTGCAGATGCCATAAATGGTGATATAAAACCACTCGTTGAGTTTAAAAGTCAACAAACTAACAAAAGTTTATTTTTTTTACCACTTCTTGTTATTACCAATAACATAGAAAGGTATGTTCAAATTTTGGTATTTGGCACGGGGGGTGGAAATGTTGAAGATCCTTTAAATGGTTATATTACTTTAGCTAATACAGATTATCCCTATGGTTTTTATGATGTAACAATATATAAAAATACCTCTAACACAAATCTTAATCCAAATACTGTTGGTGTTGAGCCTGTATACCACACTCTGATGAATCTTTGGAATAGAGTTGAATCACCGACAACTTTTACTAAATATACAAATAATGACACAGATACTAATAGTGTCTATATAACTTATTAATTATGAAATTAGACCTTGTAAAATTATCTCATTATAACATTCCACATTTAGTAGAAAAACCAAATCAAGATTGGATTAACTTTGGAGAAGATAATTTATATCCAAACTATTTGTTAGACCTGTTTTTAGGTAGTGCGATCAATGGCGCATTAATTAAATCTATTGGCGCAATGATATATGGCGAGGGATTGGATGCAACTAACAAAGATGCAGACGAATCTACAATGGAAAGTTGGTTAAAACTTAGCACATTACTTGACAACAGTCCAGATGATGTGTTAAAAGATTTAGCAATGGATTTAAAATTGTTTGGTGGATGCTATGTCAATGTAATTTGGTCTAAAGACAGGAAAAGCATTGCTAAAATAGCACATATTGGCTCTCAATATATCCGTAGTGGTAGAATTATTGATGGTGAGATAGATAATTATTATTATAGTGCAGATTGGAGTAATTACAGGAAACATGGATATAGACCAAGAGCCTACAAGGCATTTAGCACAACAGATAGGACACAAGCAAGTCAGATTTTGATGATACGAGATAAGAATCCTGCAATGTTCTATGGATTTGCACCTGATTATATAGCCTCTACGGATTATATACAATTAGATTTAGAAATCGCACAGTTCCATTTGTCAAATATAAGCAATGGAATGTTTCCAAGCATGGCGATCAATTTTGCAAATGGTGTGCCAACAGAAGAAGAAAGAAGGACAATTGAAAGGCAAATTAATGAAAAGTTTGCAAGTTCAGGAAATGCAGGAAAGATACTTATAACATTTAACGATGGTAAAGATACTGCACCTGAGATTGTTCCTATTGATAGTAATGGTGCAAGTGAGAAATACCAATTTTTATCAACAGAGGTAGTAAATAAAATATTGTCAGGACATAGAGTTACAAGTCCTTTATTGTTTGGTATACGAGCAGAAGGTGGTGGTTTAGGTAGCAATGCAGATGAACTGCGAGATGCTTATAGCTTATTTAATAATACAGTTATTTTACCATTCCAAAACATTTTACTTAAAGGTCTTGCAAAAATATTTAGTGTTAATGACATACACTTAGACCTATATTTTAAAACTCTTAAACCTGCAGATTTTATTGATTTAGAAGTAACAGAAACACAGTCGGATGCAGAACAAGAAAAAGAGGGTGTTACAAAAGATGATTTCAGAGAATTTAAAGATTTAAAAGACATAGACACTAAACCAACCAAAGGCATGATTGCAGAGGCAAAAAAAGGATTGGAATGGAGAAAAGAATATAATCGTGGAGGGACGATGGTTGCAGTTGCAAGAGCCAGAGATATAATTAACGGTGCCAATCTATCGTTAGACACTATACAAAGAATGCACAGTTTTTTTAGTAGACATGAAGTAGATAAAAAAGCAGAAGGATTCTATCCAGGCTCAGATAAATTTCCAAGTGCAGGTAGAATAGCATGGGCATTATGGGGTGGTGATGCAGGACAAAGTTGGGCAGAGAAAAAAAATAAAGAAATTGACAATGTAAAGGCAGATTTAACGGATGAGGAATTTGATGTTATCTTTAACTCCTTAAAGGGTGAGAAAATGGATGACAAATGGGAGTTGGTTGATGAACAAGACTATGTAGATGACTATGAACAATGGGCAGACGATTTGATCATAAATACAGATAAAAAAAATTTTGCAGATGAGATAAAAAGCAAAGAGGATAGTTTTAGTTATTTAGATAAATCATATTATAGAGTTAGATTTAAGTATATAAAAAAGAGTAGGAAACCAAGCAAAACAACAAGAACATTCTGCAAGAACATGATGGAATTGAGTAGAGCAGGTTTTGTATATAGGATAGAAGATATTGACAAAGCAAGTAGAGAGGGTGTTAATAAACAATTAGGACATAAAGGTAGACCATACGATCTGTTTAGATTCAAAGGTGGTGTATATTGTAGGCACGCTTGGAAAATTATGTTATATAGGTTAAAAGACGGAACAAAGTTAAGGAATGGACAGAGTTTAGATGACGACTATAAAAAAGTAGATTCTATACCTAAAAGTTATACACCAACACCAAGAGGAATAAAAGATGCTGTTATGGCACCTGATAATATGAAAGACAACGGACACTATCCAGGAGTAAAATAATAGAAAATGGCAATACAACATACACTTTATATATCGGCACAAAGGTTAAAAAAAGACACTGCACTTGGAGAAAGTGTAGACGATAATCTAATTATGCCTTATATCTTGTTAGCACAGGATATGAACATATTACCAATATTAGGAACAGAATTAGATAAAGATATCAAATCAAAAATACAAGCAGGAACTATATCAGGTAATGATCAAACACTATTGGAGGATTATATACAACCATGTTTAGTACAATTTAGTTTTACTCAATTAGTTCCATTTCTTAGATTGCGATTTGTAAACAATGCAGTTGTGGTAATGGGTGCAACAGAACAATCAAGTAGCGCAAGTTATGAAGATTTAAAACCTGTGATGGATACTGCTACAAATGCTGCCGAATTTTATAGGCAACGATTAATAGATTATATTACAAATAATACAACTCTATTTCCTAAATATAACCAAAACACAGGTGGAGATTTAAATCCAACTACTAACAACTATTATAGTGGACTTAATTTAGATCCTAAAACACCAATGAGCAAAAAACTTAAATCATTTTTACAGGGCGCTAATATCACTATTTATGGATGTTAAAAAAAAATTAGAGTATCCAAGAACATTGGAGAACTATAAAAAATTAGAATTATACTTAAAAAAATTAGACAATGGCAGGACAAAGGCTAACAGACAAAACACTACTATTAGGTAATACAACAAAAGACGACTTGTACATGATCGTGGATGAAAGTGATACCACAGGTAGTACAGCAGGTACAAGTAAAAAAATGAAAGCAGAACAACTTATACAGACAACTATAAAAAGTATTTCTGCAAGTGCATTTACTAGTATGGATGCAACAGGAAATGCAGGAACTTTTGTAGAATTACTACCTGCTGCAGGTACAGGATTATTTTATGTTATTTTAAATGTTACGATTAATACAAATGTTACTACACAAGACACAAGTGCTACAACTTTATATATTGGTTATAATGCGACATCTTTAACAGGATATGTTATACAACAAAGAAGATTTGGACACAATCAATCAAGTTCATCTTATTCACTAGCACCATTGCCTTTTACTAATTCTGGTGACGATTTAGGTACACTAACTACAAAAGATTTGTTAATGTACTCAAGTCAAAATTTTACAGGAGATTTTACGGCAGATGCTTATATTACTTATAGATTATGTTCAATAGTGTAATGGAAAGAATTGAGTATTTAGGTTGTTTTTTTTGTGGTAATTTACTTACAGTATCAATGGTACCAACACAAACATTAGTGGAAACAGTCATTTTAGGACTTTTAGGAGGTTTTGTTGCAATGATTAGTAAGGATATATATAATTGGATAAAAAGTTTATTAAATCGCAGGAAATAATGGTTTTAAGGCATTTTACTTATAGCGAATTTGATTGTAAGAGTGGTGTTGGACAAGGCGAAATATTTATGGATAATGATTTTTTAAAATTGTTAGACAAGGCAAGATTTGTTGCAGGCATTCCATTTGTGATCACATCAGGATATAGAACTAAAGAATATAACGAACAACTTATAAAAAATGGATACAAAGCATCTTCTAATTCATCACATTGTAAGGGAATAGCTGCCGACATAAAGGCGGATACACCACAGAAAAAATTTGCAATAGTACAAGCATTGTTATTTGTAGGAATAACAAGAATTGGAATTGCACATGACTTTATCCATTGTGACATTGATAAGGATAAAACAAACAAAATTATATGGACTTATTAAAACTTATATTATGACAGATTTTATTACAAACAATTGGTTAGAATTATTAGTTGGTGCAATGGCATTTATTAAAATAATTGTTAATCTAACTCCGACAATAGAGGACAACAAAGTTTTTAGTTGGATAGATAACATATTTGATGCTATTATACCAAACTACAAAAATGATGAATAAAATTCTACAAAATTTAGATATAACCACAATTTTTAAAGATAAAAAATTTGGCGATTTACGAAGGTGGTCTGCAAAACGGAGTATCGGTGGCGTTATAGTATTATATTCAATAAAAACTATGGGTGAAAGCATTAGTTGGGAGGGTGTAGTATTATGCGCTATTGGTATTCTGCCTTTATGTTTATCAATGTTTGAGAATCGTTGTTGTGGAAAAAATTGCAATAATTGAAAAAAGAATATAGATTAAGATTATCAAAATTAGAGTACGATCTAATTCAGGAACAAAGACAAACACAAGGACAAGGATACAACAATGTCTTAGTTATTGGCGATTTGCACGAACCATTTAGTTTAGACAAATATTTAGAATTTTGTGTTTGCAAATACCAAGAATTTGAGTGTTCAGAAGTTGTCTTTATTGGCGATATAATAGATAACCATTATTCAAGTTACCACGAAACAGATGCAGATGGAATGGGTGGTGCAGATGAGTTAGAATATGCCATAGAAAGAATATCTCGTTGGTACAAAGAGTTTCCTGTTGCAACTGTGATCATTGGAAACCATGATAGGATGATTATGAGAAAGAGTCAAACATCTGCTATACCAAGCAAATGGATAAAAAGTTATCAAGAGGTTTTAGAAGTTCCTGATTGGAATTTTGTAGAAAGATATGTCAAAGATAATGTACAGTATCTACATGGTGAAGGTGGAACTGCAAGAACGAAATGCCGAGCAGACATGATGAATACAGTACAAGGACATCTACATACACAAGCGTATTGTGAGCATTATGTTGGACAAAATTTTAGGGTTTATGGAATGCAAGTCGGATCAGGAATAAACCACGATAGTTATGCTATGGCTTATGCTAAGTCAGGTAAGAAACCTGCGATTGGTTGTGGTGTGATTTTGAATAGTGGTAAAATACCACTAAATTTATTAATGGAATTATGAATAAAAGACAGCACATATTTGCGAGTGAGATTAAATTAGATGCTGAGTACATTTACGATAAAAACGACAAGAAAGTCTATGATGTAAAAAAACTCAAAAGAGAATTTAATGCCATTCTCAAACAAATGAAATAGTTATTTACTTAAACTATAAGATTTAACCGTTGCATAACCATTGAAACGAGTTTTTACTTTTCGATATTTTGCAACGATAGGGTGACCATCGTCTTTAATTTGTCTTATAACACCTTGCAAATCTGCAATACCATGATAGTACATAGCGTTAAAAGTGGATATAGAATATCCTTTTTCTAAATGTTTTAATACTCTAACTTTTTGTGTAATTTTCATTTTATAAATTTTTAATATATTTAGTTGTTTGTTCTTTTATGTGATCAATGTCTAACCATTGTAATATCTCAATAGCATCAAATACAATACAAACATCTTCACCATGTTCGTTCTCACCACAAAGGTATATCTCATTGTCTGTTGTACATTGAAAAGTATTTATATTATGGATATTTGTGTAAGTTGATTTTTTCATATTATACAGGTTTAGCGATAAAAAATCTACCTGCACGGATAAATAGATTTTGTAATTTTTCTAATGGACTATGTTTGTAAATTTTTTCTGATTTGTGTGCGACTGTATGCTTTTCTGCGATATAATATCGCCAATATGCTTTGACACTACAAGAACATTTGTATTGGTCAGGCATACATTGTGGGGGTTGTGTAAATGGTGTGGTAGGCATATTTGGTGGTGTTGATCGTAAAGCAACGCGACATTTAGTGATTGTTGTATGTTCTTTGCCATATCGCAACTCATACTCGCGACCAAGTGCTAAAAAATGTATATATAACCACTTATATTGTGCAACATTTTGTCTACACCATTTTGTAGATGGATGATTGACATAAGCAGGTTTATATGGTACATTATGTCCGTTACCATATTCGTGGTGTGCAGTACATAACATTTGTGCAGATTCTAATATCATTTTGACCACATGTCGGTTATATTGATATCTTGCAGATTGCACAGGTGATTTGTCAAGGTAAAAAATATTCATAGTTGTAATAATTTAAGTTATATATAAATATATAAAATATCTTTTATAGTGTATTAAAATTTTGATAGTTCTTTTTGATAATTTTTAAGATAAACAGATTTAATTTCTTTTTCTGTGATTGGATAATCAATAAGTTTATTTACACAGTCAGTATAATCGCTAACGAGAAAACATTCGTGGTTAGATAATTCTCTATAAATTATTTTTTCTTTACCATTTTCTTTTAAATCTTGTTTTATGGCATCTTTATATATTTTTTGTAATTGATCAACAACAAATTTGGCATTTTCTCGTGGACAGTACATTCCACTACCTAATGAAACAATATTTTTTTTAGATAAATTGACATTAAATAAAGCATTTTCCATTTGTTGCATACTAAATGCAAAAAAACATTTATTTTCTTTAAATAATTTACTTTGTTTTTGTTCCATATAATGTGATAAGTATTTCATTTTTTTATTTTTTTAAGTTATTTATTAATCTTTGTAGTAGGTCTCGTAATCATAATTTTGCTTACAACCAGTGCAACAAAAACTATCTTCGTACCATTCGGGGTGTTCTTCTCCACAATTTAAACAAATTGGTATTGGTATTTCTTTAGACATGATCGTATAAGTTGTGGATTGTTAAATGTACTCCGTTATCTAATTCTTTAAGAGTTGTTTGTAAATCTTTTTTCTGTGTTTTTAACATTTTTAAGAATGATTGTTTTAGTCGAACATCACTTTCAGAATTAGCAACATTTAATTTCTTTTTGTAGTCACTATACATATCGTCTATTTTTTTTATTTCTGTATCGATAAGGGCTTGTATAGTACCAACAGAACGAGTTGATAATTTGGTTTGTATATAATTTTTAGACATAATATTATTTTTTATAATTGTTTATGTAACAAATATATAAAGGTTATTTAACACCACAACAGCATCTATAAAAAATATTTAACAACTTATTAACAGATATAATGTTAATAAATAGTAAAAAAATCTAACATTAAGTAAAAAAAATTTATTATGTTTGTTCTTTATACTTAAATAAAATATTATGATTAAAAATACTAAAACAGAATTGAGAAAAAATTTAATTTCTCAAGCTATGTTTGAGAATAAAATCAATAAAAGAGGATTAGAAAAAAAATTAGGTTATAGTTATCCTACCATATTATATAAATTAAAAAATTTAGGTTCTATGAGTTTTGATGACACCGAAAAATTGTGTGAGATTCTTAATATTGATTTTGTTAAATATATTAACCCTTTAAATGACTTAAAATGATTAAAAATTCTAAAGTAACCTCTATTACGCCAAATGGTACATGGGAAGGTAATTATGGACTAACCTATAAATTTGAAATAGAGATGGAAAACGGAGATGTTGGTGAATATCTCTCTAAATACAAAGACCAAACTAAATTTGTGGTTGATCAAACCGTAGACTACGAATTTAAAGATGGACAGTATCCTAAAATAAAACCAATAAATAATTTTCAAAATAATAATACAATGAACAAAGATAAAGTACAAGAATATATTGTTAGACAATCTTCATTAGATAGAGCAGTAACCTTATGTGTAGCACAAGGCATCTATGGTAAAGAAGATATTATTGCAAGAGCAGAATATTTTGCAGATTGGGTGTTAGGTAAAGATTTAAGCAGTTTGCCTTTTGTAGATAAGAAAGCACCATTTTAAATTAAAAGACCCTCGTATCTAACGGGGGTTTTTTTTATATTACAATTATGAAAAAAATAAAACAAACTTACTTTTCTCACGACTCGAATGCTCGTAATGATATAAAACTCATCCGTTTGCGATCAAAATATGGTTACGAAGGTTATGGTATTTATTTTGCATTAATTGAACTTTTATTTAGCGAGGACAATAAATTATGTATAGATGACTACGAAACATTAGCTTTTGGATTGCAATGTGATAGCGAAATATTAAAAAATATAATTTTAAATTTTGATTTATTTATAGTAGAGGATAATTGTTTTTATAGCAAAAGATTGGATAATGTTATTAATGAAATACAATCTAAATCTGTAAAAGCATCTGAAAATGCAAAAAAGAGATGGACTAATGCAAACGAAATGCAATCGCAAAGCGATCGCAATGCTATTAAATTAAATAAAATTAAATCAGATAAAATAAAATCAAATAAAACAACATTAGACCAAAGAATTGCAGATTTTAAAAAATCTGTTCTATCTAATATTATTGATATGAATAATGAAGATAAGATAGCATTTGTTGAATATTGGACAGAGCCTAATAAATCAGGAAGTAAATTACGATTTGAGATGGAAAAGACATGGCATTTAGGTAGGCGATTAACAAGGTGGAAAAACAACAATTTTGGTAAAAAACAAAAAAGCAAATTTCCTGAATATTTTAACGAATACACATGGAAACAATTGGACAAAAATGGACAAAATGAATATTCTCAACACCTAAAAAAATTAGGATATGAAACAATATATAGTCCAACTGCAGGTACAGTGTGGCGTAAAAAATCTACAATATGATAGAAATAATAAAACATATCTTAGGATTGTGTGGCGAACCACATATTAATATTTTTTCATTATTGATCACCACACCAATTGCAAGTTATATAATTTATAAATTTTATAGATGACAAAAGCACAGTTAAAAGAATACGATTTACAAGTTATGATTTGTAAATATTTAGATAGCAAAGATGTTTTATATTGTGGATCTATGGGTGGACAATATCAATTATACCATTCTGTAAGAATAAAAGCAAAAAAAACAGGATACAAGTCAGGTTTTCCTGATTTATTTATTTATGAACCAAGAGGACAATATTGTGGACTTGCAATTGAATTAAAAGTTGGATATAATAAAGCATCAAAAAAACAAAAAGATTGGATTGATCAATTAAATAAAAGAAATTATTGTGCTATGGTGTGCAATGGATGGAACGAAACAATAAAAACAATAGATAAATATTTAGGATTATGAGTGAAAGAGAACAAGAAATTAGAGTCAGTTTACATGCAGATAAGATGTTAAGGATGGCTCTTGATAATAAAAATAAAATTATGAGTGAAAATATAAAAAACGAAATAACAGATTTAAATATAATTATTGCAGAACAAAAAAAAGAACTTGAATGGTACCGAGCATATGGATCTTATATTAATATATATCATCCTAAAGTAGATGCAGAAGGTGCCGAATATGCAGACTATGAAGCCAACTTATAATATTCCAAATAGGACTTTTTATAACAGTCGCAATGGTAGATGTTACCAAGATTATACAGATACTAACAATTATTTGTTTATAATAAACTTTACCACAGGTGCAGAGATGTGTTTTGTTTTAAGAGATTTGAAAAAAGACAAAAAGGTATTAAATTATATTTATAATAAAATAAATACTATATTTGGCAATGTTACAGAAATAGATATTGGAAAAATTAGTTTTTACGAATACAACTTAATGAGAACAAATGGCATACCCCCGATTAGTAAACTATGCTTAACAACTACATCTCAGAAAACTATGATAGGCTAAAAGATATGGCTTATAATGTTTGTGGTGGAAATGGTGATCAGGATGATTTGTTAAGTGTTGTAATTGAAGAACTGTTAAATGCAGATCAGGAAAAAATTAATACAATTATACAAAAAAAACAAATTACTTTCTATATAGCAAGAATAATGATGAACCAATACTATTCCAAGACAAGCAGATACTATTACGAATATAGAAAATATTACGAATTAGCAGTTACAGAAATAAATAACGAAATAACTAAAAGTAGCACAGATGATAACGATCAAGCATTAAGACAAGAATATGTTAAAAAAATACAGAAGGTTTTAGACAATTGTCATTGGTTTGACAGACAAATATTTAAGTTGTATTATATGAAAGATCATAGTTTAAATTCGTTAGCTAAAGTCACAAAAATAGATAGAAATACTATTTACCACACAATAAACAGAGTAAAAAAATTTTTGAAAAATTTATGACAAATAAAGAAGAGAAATTTATAGAAAGAATATTAGTTGGAGGCGTTCTACTAATTATAACAATATTAATAACTATTATACTATGGTAAAAAATAAAGGTTTAGGTGATAGCATAGAACAGGCATTACAAAAAATTGGTGTAGATAAAATTGCAAAAAAAGTTTTAGGCGAGGATTGTGGATGTGAAGAAAGGAAAAAAACACTTAATAGTATATTTCCATATACAAAAGTTAGGCAATTTACACCTGATGAAAAAAAAATATACGAGGATATAATGGGTAGAACTAAAAATGTTCTAAAGGGTAATGATCACGCTAATATCATTAAATTATATAATAAAGTGTTTAATGCAAACAAAAAACCAAGTGGTTGTGGCAGTTGTATAAAAAAAACTTTACAACAATTAGAAAAAGTTTATAAGAATAGTTGCGACAATGAAAAAGCACATTAAATTATATATGGATTTTTTTGAATATGCAGAACAGGATTTTATTCCATGTGAGATGTGTGGCGATAAAGCAGTTGATGTACACCACATAGAAAGGAGAGGCATGGGGGGTAGTTTAACAAAAGACTATATAGAGAATTTAGTCGGATTATGCAGATATTGTCACATGCAAGCAGAAAATGATAATATTTTTAATATGTTTTGTAGAATAAAGCATTTAGAAAATGTTTGTAACCATATTTATGGCATGATAGAATATAACAAAAAATTTAAAAATGAAACTAGAAAAAATACAAATAGAAAAACTTAAACCTGCAAGTTACAATCCAAGGCAAATAACCAAAAAACAATATGCAGATTTATTAGAGTCCATAAAACGCTTTGGTGTTGTAGATCCTATTATAGTAAACCAAGATTTTACAGTTATTGGTGGTCATCAAAGGTTAAAAGTTTGTCAGGATTTAAACCACAAAGAGATAGGTTGTATAATTTTAGATTTAGACAAACAACAAGAGAGGGAATTAAATATAAGGTTAAATAAATCAGGGGGAGAATTTGACATGGATATCTTAGCCAACGAATTTGACATCTCGGATCTTAACGATTGGGGTTTTACAGAATTAGAGTTAGGACTAAAAACTTTTGATTTCGAAGAAGAAGATATAGAGGATTTGTCAGATACAGACAAGGACGAAGTGACCATCCAAATGAAAATGCCAATAGAGATATACAAAAAAATAGATAAGGAATTTAATGCAATTATAACCACACACTCAGAAATAAAATGCAAAGTAATAAATTAAATGTACTCATCTATCCTATGTTGTCGGTGCATAACATAAACTCCGACAGCAACTATATTATCATAAAGCAAATTTGTAACGAATTAGTGCAGACAAATAAATTTAACTTTATTTTATTGCTTGACAACAAAAGACCATATGTTCAAGGAGATTTAGACAAAAATGTCAAAATTATTAGAGTTCCATTTCCAAACAGTAAAAAACACCAAGTTGTATATTTTAATCCTAATATTTTGGATAAGATATTTAAACAGTATCCAATAGACATAATTTGGAACAATGTTGTTGAGCAGGGACACCATCTAAAATATTTTCAAGATATTATGATTGATCACTTTAGACCAAAAGTGTTTAATTACCACCATTATGTCATACATAGAAGTTTGGACAAATTAACATACTATAATCCATGCAAACATATACTTTTAGACCAAGT